CCCAGACACTCAAGGCTGTAGTCAGAGAGCGTGTTGAGGCTGGACTCGACATGCCCTCTGATATATTTAAAACGTTTGCGGGTAACCAAACTAAAATAACAAGGAGATAATAGAAAATGGAAACGAGAAACGAGAAACAAGTAGCGATAAAAAAAGCAGCTCCATTGCCATCTTCAATATTGTTTGAAGATGATTCAAGTGCTGGTTTTGAGAATGTAAAGCAATCAAGTCTTGCATTACCTATTTTAAAACTATTGCAAAATGGATCTGCGGAAGCACAAAAGCGTAATCAAAATTACGTTCAAGGTGCAGAACCTGGTATGTTACTAAACACGGTAACAAAAAAAGTTTATGATGGTTCAACAGGAATAGAGGTTATTCCATGTCATTATAAACTTGAATATCAAGAATGGTCTGATTTTGGAACTGGTTCAGGTAGACCAGAAAACATATATCCAGATGATTCTGATATATTGACTAAAACAACACCAGACCAAATGAAGAAAGACAGACTGCCAAATGGCAATTACATTTTAACAGTGGGACAACACTTTGTTTTAATATTAGACAAGGATGGCTCTACTGAATCTGCTTTAATATCTATGAGTTCATCTCAAGGTAAAATAAGTAGAAAATGGAACTCCATGATGATGTCAATTACTTTAGATGGAAAAAACGGACCTTACACTCCGCCATCTTTTAGCCATGTTTATAAGATATCGACTATCTTAAATTCAGGTAAAGGTAATCAATGGTATGGATATAATATCCAGAAAGTTGGTCCAGTAACTGATAAAGCAGTCTATGAAAGAGCTAAACAGTTCTATCAAAGTCTAGCTTCTAAATAAGTAATATATTAGGTGGCAGCAATGCCACCTAAACAACAGAGCGGGAAATGTTAGAAAGATTTAAAGATATATTTGCTGGGCTGGAAACAGCTTATGGTTATAGTACTATGAATGGTAATGTAACTGAAAAAGGAAAAAAAGAAGCAAAATCATTATGTGCAAGAGAACCTGTAACAAATGCATTATGGAAAAGACATTTAGATGGAATAGAGCCATCAATAGGAATATTTTTAATTAGAGATGGTAATAAATGTAAATTTGGTTGTATAGATATAGATATATACAATTTAGATCATTTAGAAATACTTAAAAAAATTAAAGAAAAAAACTTACCTTTAATTTATATTAAATCAAAATCTGGTGGAGCGCATGTATATTTATTTACAAAGGAATTTGTACCTGCAAGTTTAGTAAGAGAAAAATTAAAAAAGATGGCAGCTTTACTTGGTTATGCCAAATCAGAAATATATCCAAAGCAAGATTATGTTAGACCTGGTGAAAAAGAATTAGGTAGTTGGTTAAATATTCCTTATTTTGGAAGTGATAAAACTGTTAGATATGCATTAGATGAAAATGGAAATAAATTAAATTTAGAACAATTTATTAAACTACATGATGAAAAAGTTTTAACAGGTAAAGATTTAATACATTTAAATTTTGAAAGTAATGTTTCTGTAGCTAATAAAGATGATAATGATTTATTAAAAGGAGCTCCTCCTTGTTTAGTTACTTTATTAAAAGATGGAATACCAGAAGGTACTAGAAATGATATGATGTACAATATTGGTGTATATTTAAAGAAAAGATTTCCTGAGAACTGGCAAAGTAAAATGTATATTTATAACGAGAAGTTTATGTTACCACCTCTTGTTCATAAAGAAATTGAGGATTTATTAGGTTCATTAAATAAAAAAGAATATAGATATAAATGTAAACAAGAACCTATAGCTAGTTTTTGTGATTCTATAGCTTGTGTTAAAAAAGAATTTGGTGTTGGTGATGATGTACCTGCACCAGAAATTACAAGTATTCAAAAATATCCATCAGATCCACCTATTTATTTTGTTTGTATTGATGGTAAAAGTGTTGAAGTAGATAAAGCAACTTTACATGACCCAGAAAAATTCTCAATAGAATGTATGGATCAAATATCTAAGCCTATGTTACCGGTTGGTAAAATAGTGTGGAGAAAAACATTAATAAAATTATTTGGAGAATTAGATGAATTAGAAGCACCAGAATCATCTAAAATAGTTAATCAATTAAAAGATTTACTTGCTGACTTTATTAATAAATCACCTGGTAAAGAATTAGAAGACTTAAAAAGAGGTTTACCTTTTACAGAGAATGGTAAATCACAATTTATATTTAAAGACTTTTGGAAGTATTTACAAAGATCTAAAGCTTGGACACTTCCTTATCAAAAAACTATGCGTAAATTAGAAGAACTATTTGGTGCTAAAGAAAAAAACACTAAAATAGAAAAGAAATCATTTAGAGTAATAACTATGGAAACTATATATTTAGATAGACCACTTGTTAGAAAAGAAGAAATAAAAGAGGCTCCATTTAAATCATGAGAACAATTATACCAGGACCACCAGGAACAGGTAAGACATATCATTTAGTTAATCATTATTTAAATAATGAAATAAATAATTTAAAGACTGATACAAAAAAAATAGCCTATATTACTTTTAGTAATGCTGCCACTAAAGAAGCAAAAAAAAGGATATTTAATACTTTTCCTGGTTATGATTTTCCTTATATTTGTACTATGCATTCTATGGGAACAAGAGAACTTAAAATTGATACTTCTAATAGGTTGTTAAAAGGAAAAAAATGGAAAGGTTTTCAAAATTTTTCAAGAATATGTAGAGAAATGACTTTTGAAACTTATATATCAGAATCAGGTTTTCCACAGCATAAAAATAGACATATGAAAATTATTGATTATGCTAGAGCTAAAAAAATAGATTTAGATGAAGCATGTATTCAACTTGGTTTAAATCATCAAGTAAATATTTGGTTAACAGAACAAATTGAAGCCGATTTAGAATCATATAAGAAACAAACAGGAATGATTGAGTATTCCGATATGATTAAACAGTTTGTTGAGAAAAACAAATGTCCTCCCCTCGATGTAGTTTTTCTCGATGAAGCACAGGATCTGAATCCTCTGCAATGGGATATGTTCTTTTACATTGAATCAAGATGTAAACGTTCGTACATTGCAGGGGATGACGATCAAACAATATATACGTTTCAAGGTGCAAACGAAGATGTATTTATTAATCTTGAAGGAAATTTTGATTCAAGAATTAAATCAAGACGAGTACCTAAAACAGTGCATAAAGTTGCTTTATCTATATTAGATCATATTAGTCCAAGACTAGAAAAAAAATGGGAGCCACGAGATGCTGAGGGTAATGTTTATTGGGATCAAGATATTGGGAATATAGATTTTTATAAAGGTAAATGGATGTTATTGGCTAGAACAAATAATATGTTAATCCCACTTAAAGAATATTTTGCTTTTTTAGGTATAAGATTTGATAGTAAAATCAATGACTTATTACCCAATAAATTATTAGAGGCATATAGAACTTGGATAAGATTAAATAATGGAGCAACAGTTTCAGGCGAAGAAGCTAAATCAATTTATGAATATTTAAATTATAAAATGAAACATACCAAAAGAGGTTTATCTAGTGGTGATTCGTTAGATAATGTTGATACGGTTGACTTAGATGAATTAAAATTAAATCATGGTTTATTAATTGATGGAGATTGGCAACAATTAAATATTCCTGAAGATAGTAAATTATATATTAAAACTTTATTAAATAATGGCGAAGATTTATTTAAAGATGCAAGAATTAAAATATCTACAATACATGGTGTGAAAGGTGAGGAATGTGACAATGTTGCTTTATTTACTGATCTAGAAAAAATTATCTATGATTCAGCATTAAAAAATCCTAATCCTGAACATCGTTTGTTTTTTGTAGGTGTAACCAGAACAAAGGAAAATTTATACATTATGAGACCAACATCAGAATATTACTACACAGTAGGAGATCCAATACTATGAGTAATAAAATATTTTTTAAACAAGTAGGTGGATCACATTATAAAACAATGAAGATACAACCATCTAAATTTATAAATGAGAACAAATTATTGTTTGCAGAAGGTAATGCAATTAAGTATATATGCAGACATAATTTAAAAGGTAAGAAAGAAGATTTGTTAAAAGCAATTCATTATATAGAGATGATAATTGAGAGAGATTATAATAACAACTAAAGGAAAAACTATGTTTGAAGCAGAAAAAGAATGGATATGTCCAGAACATTTTCCAAATTTAAAAGGCTATAGTCATGTGGCTATTGACTTAGAAACTAAAGATCCAGAATTAAAAAAGAAAGGTTCTGGTGCTGTAAGAGGTATAGGTAATATTGTAGGTATTGCAGTAGCGGTTGACGGATGGTCAGGCTATTATCCAATAGCGCATGAAGGTGGTGGTAATTTAGATCAAGATAAAGTTATGTCTTGGATTAAAGAAATATGTGCAGCTCCTAATACAAAAATATTTCATAATGCAATGTATGACGTATGCTGGCTTCGAGCAGCGGGCGTCAAGATTAATGGACCAATTATAGATACTATGGTTATGGCATCCTTAATTGATGAAAATAGATTATGGTATACATTAAATTCTGTTGCTTTTGATTATTTAGGTGAAACTAAAAGAGAAGCTGAATTAAATGCTGCAGCTCAATCTTGGGGAATAGATCCTAAATCTGAAATGTATAAATTACCAGCAATGTATGTAGGTAATTATGCTGAAAAAGATGCTCAATTAACTTTAAAATTATTTAAAGTATTGAATAAAGAAATAGAAAATCAAAAATTAAAAGAAATATTTAAACTTGAATCTGAATTATTTCCTTGTCTTGTAGACATGAAATTTAAAGGAGTTCGAGTAGATATAGAAAAAGCACAGAAATTAAAACAACAGTTGACCATACAAGAAAAAGACCTGTTAATGAAAGTAAAACAAGAAACAGGAATAGATACACAAATATGGGCAGCACGATCGATTGCAAGTGTTTTTGAAAAACTTGGTTTGAGTTACGAAAAAACTGAAAAATCAAATGCACCATCATTTACTAAGAATTTTTTACAAGAGCATCAACACCCTGTAGTTAAAATGATAGCAAAAGCAAGAGAGATAAACAAGGCTCATACAACATTTATAGATACTATTATTAATTATGAACATAATGGTAGAATACATGCTGATATTAATCCTATTCGATCTGATGCAGGTGGAACTGTTACAGGTAGATTCTCTTATTCTAATCCTAATCTCCAGCAGATTCCAGCGAGGAACAAGGAACTAGGACCTATGATAAGAAGTTTGTTTATTCCAGAACAAGGACATAAATGGGGTTGCTTTGACTATTCACAACAAGAACCAAGATTAGTTGTGCATTATGCAGCTAAGACTGAACCAATTTGTTTTGATGAATCTGTTGTAAAGATTGTTGAAAAATTTAAAGAAAATACTGTAGACTTTCACCAAACAGTTGCTGATATGGCAAAAATTTCAAGATCACAGGCTAAAACAATTAATTTAGGTTTATTCTATGGAATGGGTAAGGCTAAATTACAAGCTGAACTTGGATTAGCTACTAAAGGTGAAGCTGAAAGTTTATTTAATCAATATCACGATAATGTTCCTTTTGTTAAAGAACTTATGAATTATACTTCAAGACTTGCAGATGAAGATGGTTCTATTACAACTTTATTAGGTCGTCGTTGTCGTTTTGATAAATGGGAAATAGATGAGTTTAAAGCTGGTGTTATGAAACCTTCTTATAATAAAAAAGAAGAAGCAGAAACACAATTTAAAAAACAATGGTTAGAAAAATATCCAGAAGCTGATGAAACAAAAATAGTTCCTAGAGTTAAAAGAGCTTATACATACAAAGCTTTAAATAAATTAATTCAAGGATCTGCGGCTGATATGACAAAGAAAGCAATGTTAGATTTGTATAAAGAAGGAATTATTCCTCATATACAAATACATGATGAATTAGACATATCTGTTAAAGATGATAATCAAGCTAAAAAAATAATTAATATTATGGAAAATGCTGTAGCAGATATAGCTATTCCTAATAAAGTTGATTATGAATCTGGCTCTAATTGGGGTGATATTTATAGTTGATTATAGTTTTAACAGTGTTAAGATAAATAATAACAAAGGAGTAACTATGAAAATAAGTACTATCGAACAAGACCTAGGCAAAGTGTGGGTTATTATTAAAAATATTTTAATAATTCATATCCATATTATTGAAGCTGCATATAATATTGTTAAAAACATTATTATTGGCATTATTGCTGGGTTCTCTAAAAAACCTGTTGTGACTGTAAATGCTACAGTTAATGCAACTGCAACTACTGTTGCTACTGGAACTACTACTAATTAATAATTAGTTAATTATTATCTCAATGAAAAAACTCATTAGAGTAATTAAGAATTATTGTGTCTTTAAATTAGCTATAGGTTGTTGTTTATTGCACAACTGTAAATGCAAAGATGATTAAAAGATTCATGCAATATCTTATTGCTGTGTTTATAATTGGATTTAGTATAGGAACGTTTTTTCCTAATGCCTATATACAACATAAAAACGATCATAAGATTATTGCATGGGCTAGAACCTTAGGATTCGGACCCCCCAAATTTGAGTATACTAATAATAGAGAATATTTAAATTCTATAAAAAAATGTATTTCTTATATAAACTTTGACCTTCCTCCTTCCCAACAAATAAACACAGAACTAATAATAGCCCAATCAGTAGTAGAATCTGATTATGGTAGGTCTCGTTTTTCTAGAGAGGGTAATAACTTATTTGGAATTAGAATATGGAGTAAAAATGGTATATTACCTTATGGACAATCTTATAGTGTAGAATGGAGAATAAAAACATATAAAAACAAATGTGAATCAGTTCAAGATTATATTTATTTACTTAATACTAAACGAGTGTATGCAGAATTTAGACGTGTTAGACATGACTCTTGGGTACAAGATCCTTTAAAATTAGCTAAAACTCTTAATAACTTCTCAACTAATAAACAATATGAACAAAAAATAGTTGAAGTAATACATATTTTAAGAAATAGTAAACAATATGAAAAACTTTAGTATTGATTCTTTAATCGTACATGGTATTTGCCCAACTTGTAAAGAATTAACAGCTTTAGTATCTATCTTAGATAATATCTATAAATGTACATCATGTGGCGAGGAGCTTGAACAATATGTTAATGGTGTTATAAAGTATTTACCAATGAATAATAAAGTAGGTCGAAAGTTAGCATATAAAAAATAATGGCTCGTAAAGTTCAAACCGGTACAGGTGGTTTCATTAAACATACAAATAAAAAAAGACCAGGTAGACATTCCAAAAGACCTAATAAGAAAAACACGCATAAAGTGTATAAAGGTCAAGGTCGAATATAGTTGACTTGACATTATTAATATATTATCCTATAAATTAATAAACAACTAAAGAAAGGTAACATGACTGACATAAGTAAATATAAAAACGTAACTTTAGCAAAAGAAGTTTATGCTAAGTTAGAAAAAATAAGAAGAGTAATTGTGCCAGATGCTATTGTAAGCAGATCACAAACTGTGTCTATATTAGTTAACGAGAAAGCTAGACAATTAAATGGAAAACTTAAATAGATATCAAACAGAACAAGATAAATATTCAAGAAGTCCAGAACAAAGACTATGGAAAGCTATACTTGCACAAGCTGTGTATGATGCTTTATTTGAAAGAGAAATAACAAAGAAAGGCGAGAGACGAGATGCAAGAGATTGGTTTTTATTTAAGACAAAATCTTTTTATGAAACTTGTCGTAACGCAGGCTTTGATCCAAATTATGTTTATGAAAAAATGAAAAAGAAAATTTTAAATCAAAAAATGATTTGGAAAATGCAAAAACATGGTCAACGTAAAAGTGCTATACTAGGAGTTAAAATACATGACTAATTTAATAATAGAAGCAGTTGTATTAATAGCTTTAATTGTAATAACTATGGAGATAATGCGATGATGTCAAACAACAAAGTAATTTGCCCTGAATGTAAAGGTAATGGTTTTGTTATGCGATATCTATATGATGCTAAACCATCTTACCATGATTGCCCTAAATGTCGTAATCAAGGTGAACTGAGAGAAAGTGATTTAAATCCTTATCACATTTACAATTATCAAAAAACTTGGTGGAGTGAACTAGTTTATAAAATATCAAGGTTGTTAGGACTATGAATAAAAAAATAACAATTAACCAAGCTGTGATTGCAACAAAATTGGGTGTTCCTTTTAAGGAATTAAAAAATAAATTATATAAATTGTTTGTAAATAAACAAGATATAAAATATTTAAAAAGTTTAGGTAAAAAATGACTTGTAAATGTAAAGGCAACTGTAGTTGTAAAGGACCAAACGATCTAGACGCTATCATCGAACGACAAGCGGCAAGGATCGAGCGACTGGAAAAACAAATAGATATTTTAAATGAGGAATTACAGGCAATGACTATTAAACATAGTCAAGAAATAGCTTATTTAACTCCAGAACAAGAAACTAATTTATTAATGAAAGAAAGAGAAAAGTGGGATCAAAAAAATGACAAAGATAACAAAGATAAATAAACAAATAAAACAATCCATGCTCATTGAAGATAATGCAAAGAAAACTAAATTTTTTGATAAAAAGAAAGAACTAATTGGTTATTATGGCGATGGAAAAAAATTGCATACAATTTATGAAAAGTAAAAGAAAAGTTAATATTAAAATAAATATTAAAAGATTTTTAAAAATGAGAATGAAACATAAAGAAAGATCTCCTATGATTTTTCCTGGTGAAGATCCCTCACAACATGTGTACGATGAATTTTATGAAATTATGATGAAACATCTTATTAAAAATGTACCACAACAAGAGTTAGCAGCTATTATGTTAGCTATTGCAGTTAGATTATATAGAACTGTACTTACAGATCAGGCTTTCAATGAATTGATACAAGATATTAATGATACAGCTATTAATGTTAGACCATTCTTTGATGATAGGACAATAAACTAATGATGAGTTGGATAATATTACTATTAATCATATATATTATTGTGAAGATAGATAGTCTATGATACGTTCTGTAATGATCCAATACTTCTTTATGATAGTCTTAGCGTTTCTACTTGCTGAAACATTAAGAAAAGAATTGCCACTATGGCAAAAGATATCGTTATTAGCGATATTAATATTTGGATTCATTATCAATGCATAAATGGAACAAGCAGTTTAATTATCCAACTTCAAGCAGAAGTTTAATTAATAACGAACGTCACTATGCTATAGGCGATACTAAATTACCATCGGTTACAACCATATTATCCGCTACTCAATCTGAGGAAAAGAAAGCTTCATTAGAGAAATGGAAAGCAAGAGTCGGGCAACAAGAAGCTGATAATATCAAAAATCAAGCTGCAACTAGAGGTACAAACATGCATAGCCATTTAGAATACCATTTAAACGGTCAAGGATTGCTAGATTTGAGTGACGAGGGACGAGTGGCGAGGAGCATGGCTCAAACCATAATAGACAAAGGATTAGGGGATTTAGAGGAGATTTGGGGTAATGAGGTTACACTATATTATCCAGATTTATATGCAGGTCAAGCTGATTTAATAGGTATTTATCAAGGGCGCGAAAGTATAATAGACTTTAAGACTTCAAACAAGCCTAAAAGAGATGAATGGATAACAGATTATTACTTGCAGGGAGCGGCGTATGCTTCTAGTCATGATTGTATTTATAACACAAAAATTGAACAAACGGTGATTTTAATATGTACACCTGATTTATTTTTTCAAAAATTTATAATTAATGGATCTAGATTTAGGCAATATAAATGGGAGTGGTTGCAACGAGTTGATCAATATTATAATATGCAGAAAGAAATGAAATAATACCTAATACAGAAAGACAATGACCAAAAATAAACAATCTGTTAAAAATAAACAATCTGTTAAAAATAAACAATGCGTTAAATGTAAAAAAGTTTTAACTTTAAACGATTTTCATAAAAACCGTAATGAAAAAGATGGATTACAACGTCGATGCAAAGAATGTAAAAAAAATAATCCAGAAACTACAAAATTATATAGAATAAAAAATTTTGAAAAAAGAAAGATAGAATTAAGAAAATGGAGACAAGAAAATAAACAAAAATATAATCAATGGACTAGATTATATAATAAAAAACCTGAAGTTAAAGAAAAAAGAAACATTTATCTTAAAAAAAGATTTAATACAGATTTCAGTTTTAAAATATTACACATGCTAAGAACTAGAATAAGACATGTTTTAAAAACTTCAGGTTCATCAAAAAGCGCTACCACTATTAAATTAGTTGGAATATCTGTTAAAGAATTAAAAAAATATTTAGAAAGTAAATTTAAAACTGGGATGACTTGGGAAAATTATGGTACTTATGGTTGGCATATTGATCATATTATTCCATGTGCTAGTTTTGATTTAAATAAACCCTCAGAACAACGTAAATGCTTTCATTATACCAATTTACAGCCTTTATGGTGGTACGAGAACCTAGCTAAAGGTTCTAAGATGCCTGGTGAGTATAAGGGAGTAAGGAGTGAATATAAGGGAGTAAGGAGCGGCGAGGAGCGAG